ACTCCCGGCGGAACGGTAGAAATCACAAAAGAGCAGTTCGACGCAATGAACTATTCAGAGCGCCTAAAACTGTTCAACGAACAACCTGAAATTTACAAGAAATTTACGGAGGGATAAATAAATGGCAAACGAAACCATACTTTCCAGCCTCATAAATCCGCAAGTTCTGGCGGATATGATTGACACCAAACTTGTAAACGCGATGAAGTTCACCCCGCTTTGCAAGGTTGACAACACGCTTGTCGGCATACCCGGCGACACCGTTACGCTCCCCTGCTATGCGTACATAGGCGATGCCGCTGACGTGGACGAGCTTGGCAACATTGGCATTGCCGAGCTGACAGCTACTTCTCAGGCGGTAAGGGTAAAGAAAGTCGGTAAGGGTGTAACCATTTCCGACGAGGCGGTTCTGTCTGGATATGGCGACCCTGTGGGTGAAATTGGGAATCAGCTCCTAACGTCGATTGCGAGCAAAGTTGATAACGATGTGCTTGCGGCTCTTGACAACGCTACGCTCATTCACCCTGTTGTGACCGTTACGCCGAACGAGATTAACAACGCTCTTGTTAAGTTTGGCGAAGATTTTGAGGGTGACAAGTATCTGTTTGTCGGTGCCGCTACCTATGCCGCCCTGCGTGACGCAAAAGAGTGGATTCCCGCTTCTGAGATTGCGGCCGGCGCGGTTCTTCGCGGCGTGGTCGGAATGATTTATGGGTGCTATGTAGCTATCACCAACAAAATTACGGATACCGACACCGCCTACATCGTAAAACCGGGTGCTGTTGCCATCTTTATGAAACGAGGCACACAGGTCGAGAGCGACAGAAACATTGTCAACAAGTCTACTACATTCACGGCAGACAAGCACTATGCGGCTTATCTGTATGACAGTTCAAAGGTTATCAAACTCGGAGCAGCTACGCTTATCACGCTGACTGTTACACAGGACGCTTCCCTTGACGGACAGGGTAAAGCCTCCTTTAGCGTAGATGGTTATCCCACGAACCTGTCTTTTGGTTGGAAGGCATATGCGGCCACCAATCTTGACGCAGCGGTAGCCGTAACCGTGGGCGCTGACTTTGAGAATGGTTCCGGCGAAGATCACGCTGCGTTTGCAAACGAATATGTTGCTGGCGCGAAGTACGCAGGCACCGCCAATAAGTATTTCCAAGTTATCTACGTTGACGCGGCTGGCAAGATTCGCGGCACCGGCAATGTAAAGATTGCTACTACGATTTCCTAATTTAACAGAGGGAGGGTACACGGCATGTCTGACGCCGAAAAACTGGCACAGGTAAAATCTTTAATGAACATAACCAGCACAGATTTGGACGCGCAACTTGCCGTGTTCTTATCTTTTGCGAAGAACGAAATCCTTGCATGGTTGTATAGCGGCAAAACGCCGGACGATGTAACGGATGTCCCGGCGCGGTATGAGCCGACACAGATAATGGCGGTTGTATATGGCTACGGACAGGCCGGAGCCGAGGGTCAGGGTCAAACGGCATATGCCGAAAACGGCATTAGCAGAACGTGGAAATACGACAGCATGGTTGCGTTTATACGGGATCATGTGTTTCCGTACATAGAGGTGCTTTGATGTTGAACGTGAATAAGCAAACCGTCTATTATGCCACGTTTGTCAGCAAAGAACCTTTGAAAGACGAATACGGCAACGAAACAAGCGAAACAAAGACCGTTTACTCTGCACCCGTCAAAACTGCGTGGAATGTGAGATATGTTGATTCTGTCGCGGAAGTTACCATGTTCGGTACATTGGCACGTGATACGTTGCGTATTGTCGCACCGAAGAAGGATTTTCCGCTTGACGAAAACTCAATTTTGTGGTTTGGCATCGAGCCGCCCGATCCGTATGACCCCACATCGCCAAAACACAATTACGTCGTTTCAGGTATAAGACCCGGCTTGAGCGTGGTTGTGTTTTATGCGCGAAAGGTAGATGTGTCGTGAAGAAGATATCGCTCACTCTCAACGATAAATCAATCAGCGCTGCTATAAAAGAGCTTCAACGTTACAAAGAGTGGGTTGAAGTAAAAACGAAAGAGTTGTGCGAGAGATTGTCTGTCATTGGCGCTAATGAAGCGTCTGTTCGCTTTGCTGGGGCGATCTACGACGGAAGTAACGACGTGTCCGTAGATGTTGAACCGATTGATGGTGGTTATGCAATTGTCGCTAAAGGACAAGCTGTTGCGTTCATTGAGTTCGGTGCAGGTGTTTATCACAACCCAAGCGAACCATATCCCCTACCTCGCCCTGACGGCATCGTTGGCATCGGGGAGTATGGCAAGGGCAAAGGAAAACAACAAGCATGGGGTTACTACGACAACGCGGGAGAATTAGTTATTACGCGAGGAAACCCAGCGGCTATGCCCATGTGGTATGCAATGCGAGAGATGGAAAACGAAATTCGGAGAATTGCTAAGGAGGTGTTTAGTGGTGATTGATATTGAGAGCGAAGTGTTCACTCATGTCGCCAACGCCTTACGCTCGCAATTCCCCGGAATTTTTGTATCTGGTGAATATGTTACTGCTCCGACGAAGTTCCCTGCTGTAACAATTATCGAAATGGATAATAGTCTTTATGCCCGTACAAAAGATTTAGAGGGAAACGAAAACCACTCCGTACTGATGTATGAAGTAAATGTCTATTCTAATCTTGCGTCGGGCAAAAAAACACAATGCAAGTCAATCATGGCGCTTGTGGACAATAAAATGCAGGAAATAGGCTTCGCGAGAGTGGGGTGTAGCCCCGTAGCACTACCGAATACAGATAAATCAATTTACAGGATGATAGCAAGATATAGAGCGGTGGTTGACCGCCAAAAGAGAATTTACAAGATTATTTAGGAGGATGAAAAATGGCTTTTGAATTAACTACTGTCGACGCAAAGGTTGCTTATGCAGTTGAAACCACAGCCGGTGTGCGTCCGACAACGGGATATGTCGAGCTCGTAGGCATTAAAGAGGCGCCGGAGATAGAACTGACAGTTGACGCTTTAGAAACCACCGATCTGTCTGACAGAATCGTCAGATATACAACGGGCAGGCAAGACCCTGGCGGCGAGAAATCATTCACGGCAAATAATACAGTAGCGTTTAGAGAAGCATGGGATGATTTTGTTACTGCGGCAGAAACAGCGTACAAGGCCGGCAAAAAGACATATATCGCTTACATAGTTGAAGGCGACGATGATGCTTTTTACTGGACAGGCATGCCGCAAAGACTTGGACACGGCGGGCTCGCCGAAAACAGCGTTGTAACCTGTTCGCCTAAAGTTGTCTGCACCGGCGTTGAGGGCTACGCTTCCAAGCCTACACTTGCAAGTGATACATCAAGTGATACATAAGGAGGATTGACACATGCCGAGGACTACACTTGACTTTGAACATGAAGGTAAAAGCTATTCGCTTGCATATACCATCGACGTTGTAAAACGCCTTGACCGTGCAGGCATATTGGCGCAGATAGCCAATGGCGAGCGTCCGTTAACTATGACGGAAGATTTGTTTATAGCGGCATTTGAAGCGAATCATTCTACAGTATCAAACAATATAAGACGCAAAATATTTGAGGAATTTTCTGAATCCAGCGAAGACGGTTCCCTCCTTGAATGTCTGCTTGAAATGCTGAACGAAGTACGCGAGGCTATGGCGCCAAAGGGAAACATAAAGTGGAGGATGAACAGGGGGGACAAGATTTAAGTTCATCCTCCCGCACAAAAGCTAAGATAGGCGATTTTGCGCGATGGGCCGACGAGTTGTGTTCTGAGTACATGAAAATGGGTGTGCCATGCCACGAATATTGGCACGGGGACTATACTCAGTTGGCCTATTATTATAAAGCTTACGAAAAGCAGTTAGAGCATGAAAATTATGTAGCATGGTTACAAGGTGCTTATATTTACGATGCGCTTTGTGCTGTGTCACCCGTGCTGCATGCGTTCGCTAAAGGAGGAACAAAGCCGCTCCCGTATTTGGAAGAACCGTACAAATTTAAAGAAGAAAAAGACCCCGAAACAGTCAGGGCTGAATTTCTAGCGAGATGGAAAGCGAACAAGGCTAAGTGGCAGTCTATGCATGGTAAACCGAGCGCCGTTGAGCGCCACTTCTTAGTAAATGGTGGTGATGTAGATGGCGCTGACGATAGACGAGTTACAAGTTGAGATAAAAGCACGTAGCGAAAGCGCTGCGAGCGGCATAGATGCACTTACTGCATCGCTTAACAAACTGCGTACGGTCGTCAAGGGCGGTATCGGGCTAACTACGGCAACGAAGCAGTTGCAGGCATTTTCGCAAGCTGTTAATTCAATGCAGGTGCCAGCACAAAAAATAGCCGATTTAGTATCGGCGTTAAAACCGCTTGAAACAATCGGAAA